TTATTACCTACATTCCTTAAATACTTTTCTTTTGCCTTGTTAACAATTTCACTATATTGTTTTGTTACTGAGGTAATCAAATGATTAGAACACTTAAACAGATAGACACAGAAACAGAGTTAGGTAAAATGCTTTTAGCTAGTATGGCTATCATAACAACAACTAGTAGAACGAATAAAACACCTACCGAAGTTCTTAAAGAAATATATGAACTAAGAAAACGAATGTTTAACAAGAAGGCTATCAATGGATGTGATACAAGAAGCACTAAGATTAAAACACAACGTAAACAAACTAAGACAGGAGATAAACAACGTACAAAATGAACTTCCAATAAACATAACAAATGTAAAAATAGAGTATTCAACAAAGGTAGGTAAATGAAAAATCAATTGCTAGAAAAGGTTATTAAAGAATCTAAACAAAGAATAAAGAATAAACAATCAGACGTTTCAATGCTTAAACAATTAGGAATAAAGGTAGATAACAAATGAAATTCATAGGTGTAAAAATAATTGAAGCTACTCCAATGACTGCTGTAGAATTCTCAAAAAAGAATAACAAGCCAGCATCTCTAGACATTAACAAACTACGATATGAAGATCCTGGATATGAAGTAGTTTATGGTGATGGGTATTGTGCATGGAGTCCTAAAGATGTTTTTGAATCAGCATATTTCCCAATGATAAATTCGGATGGAACAAAGATAACTCAAGAAATGGTAGACGCTTTTATTGGTGAAGTAAAATCTGAAACTATTGATGAAAAAACAACTCACGTTAAAGTAAACACTATTACTGGTTTCGTTCAACATGAAGTAAGTAGTTGTGTAGACCCTAAGAATTATGATCTAAATATAGGGACAGAAATTGCTACAAAACGAATCAAGGACACAATATGGAAATGTCTAGGTTTCGTTTTGCAGTGGGGCTCATGTGGTTTGAATAAATAATTAAACTAAGCACTAATCAATTAAACACTGATTAGTGCTTTTTTTGTACCTACTCGGTAGAATTTAGCATCAACTTCATATTTTTAGTAGTAACAATAAACAAAGGTAGTGTTATGAAAGAACAAAACTGGAAAGACAAACTTCAGGTTAACCCCAATCGTCAACCTGTAGTAAATCCTCCTACTATTTCAATCCAAGAACTAGTTAGAAGAGTAGAAGAGTTAGAACAATCGAATAAGAAGTTGATAGAGATTACTTCATTGGATATGCTAAAGATAATTTCAGACAAAGAAGATAAATATCTAAACATGCTACGGTCTGCATTATCCAAGATTGAGGAGTTAGAAATAAAAGTAAAAGATCTATCACCTAAAACCAATATACCTCAAGAACCAGTCAGAGTAACCTGCAGATTGTGAGGTGTAACGTATGCCAACAAAGCGAGCTACAAAAACTACAAGAAAAGGTAGAAGAATAGCTAAAGAAGAATTTGGAATAAAGATAAGTAAGCATCCCAGTAAAGAATATGCTAAAGGTGTAAAACACATACCATCTAAAGACTACAAATCTAATTCCTACGCAAGTAGAAAAGAAGCAAAGAAAGATAAAAGGGATAAATACACTAAGATAAATGAATCCAGATTAAATAGAAGAAAGAGATTCTATTACTTCTTTAGAGACAACTTTGAAATAACGTTAAAACAGGTAGACAAATGCAGTAAGAAAGATAAATGGAAAGCACAAGCTACAATGCTTATGTTCTTTACTAATAGATTCGTAACTTGGTTAACTAGTTTACATGACATAATAAAACAATTAGAATTAGATCCAGTATCAATAAGTAACATATGTACATTAAAAGAAAAGAGTGGTTGTTCTCCTAAAAGAATAAAACTAGAGCATAAAATGGAATCCTGGTTTCAAGGTAAGAAAGAGATATTAAAATCATTAGTAACTAGCGATGCCTATTTCAGAGGATCACAAGGAAAGAACTCTTATCAATATTTCCTATCTAACGGATTTAAGAAAGTAGAGGATGAAGAAAACAATACCGTTACTGAAGTAGAATTCGTTGTTAAAACTAATGCAGGTAGCAAATGAAAATAACAGAAGAGCTATCTGAATATCAACTAAAGTATCTTACAGCCACTACAAAGTATTCAGCATTCTGTGGAGGTAGAGGATCAGGTAAAACTTGGATTGCAGCACGCAAATCAGTAAGATTATCAGAACAACACCGTAACCAATTAGTAACTGCACGAACTTACAAAGATCTTAGTCAGAATGTTATTCCTAACTTCGAGGAGTGTCTAGAGAAGTGGACAATACCATACAAAATAAACCATACTAAGCATACAATCACAACTAAGAAAGCGTTATTCTTATTTCTATCATGTGAAGACCCAGAGACTATTCGTGGTTACACAGAGTTTAATGACTTACACATGGATGAAGCAGGGTGGACTAAATACCAAGCATTTAAGAATGCTGCATTATGTCTTAGAGGTAATTCAAATGGTAAATCTAATCCAACGTACAACTTTACTTCTACACCTAGATTAGGATCATGGTTTAATAAGAAGTGCATAGACAAGGCAGGAGATTTTACTTTAATACAATGTTCATCATTAGATAACCCTTTCATATCAGATGATGAAAAAGATATGTTTATTGATGTGTGTTCTGATTCAGAAGAATTTGAACAGCAAGAAATATATGCATCCTTAACTAAAGGTAGTTCAAAGAATGCCGCAGTACCAGATTCTTATTTCTTAATTAATAAACCAATAGTATTAAATCAACCTGTTAACATTGGTATTGATTTTGCAGGTCAAGGTCATGATGAAATAGTTATTACTATGTCTAATGAAACTGGTGTAGAGAAATGTGTACACATACCAGAAGATAAAGAACCAGATCAAGTTCTTTTATTATTAGAAGATATGGTTGAAGGTAGAGATGTTTGCAACATTGTATTGGATGATACTGGTGGATATGCACAAGGATTTATTCAAGCATGTAAACATACTGAATTCAAATCGTTAATTAGAAAAGTTAACTTTGCTGAAAGAGCAAATGATGAAGTTTATGCAAATGCTAGATGTGAAATGTATTTCATCTTTAGAAAATACAAAAAGGAAGGATTCAATACCAACGTTTGTAAAAACCTAAGAGAAGAATGCGCAGTAACAATTTATTTCTTAAACGATAGAGGACTAAGACAATTAATTAAAAAAGAATTGATTAAACAAGAGTTAGGTAGATCTCCTGATGAAGCTGATTCAGTATGTCTATCTACTTACTATCCATTTAAGAAGAGATCAGCTTTAATATCTACACCACCATCAACAATTAAACTTAGATAAAGGTATTAACATGGAACAAGAATTAGAACAAGTAAACTTATCACCAGAAGAACAACAAGAGGTGATAAGTGATCTTTGTGATTTTGCACAACGATCTAATAATAAGTTTGCAAATGATTATGAAAAGATTAAACAAGATAGAGAATTATTCTCTTCTACTTGTATGTGGGATGCAAATGATAAGAAATTATTCACTGATAGGAATCAAGCAGAAATAAACATACTACCTAAATACAGTAACGCTATTTGTAATTCATTTAGAGAACACCCTTTCCAAACTAAAATATTAAATGATAAGGAAGGTAAAATATCTGAATTGATTAAACAGATAGAATTAGATTCAGATTCAGATTCATTGTGGGCATCTTGTTTGAAAGATACAGTAACTACAGGTCTAGCCTTCGCATACGTTACAACTGAGAATGGTAAACTAAAAATGAATTACGCATACGATTCACTTTTAGTAATTCAAGATCCAGGTTCAATTGCTATTAATGGTAAAGATTCAACTGAAATAGCTTTCGTTGAAAAGAAAACATACAACAGTCTAAAAGAGATGTATCCAGATATTGATCCTCAAGATAGATTGTTAACTTCAAAGACAAGTAACTTAGGATCTATGTGGTCATCAACTAAGGATCTATTTAATCTTATCACTTATTTTAAGAAAGTAGGTAATGATGTAAACTTCTACAAGATACTTGGTAACACTGTTTTATCATTTGGTACCTTTACTAACCTTTCATCAATTCCTGCAACTCCTGTTAAAGGTGAAGAATTCTGGTATCAATCGGATAGATATTACAAAGGAATAGTTAGAGGATGTAAAGACGCAATTAGAATTATTAACTTTTCATATTCACAACTAGAAGATAGATTAACTCAACCTTCTTTACCTTACGATTCAGTATCCGCAAGAGCAATTGAAGGATTTGAAACTGATTACGATAACACTAATAAAGCTTACAAGAGATACAATGATATTGACATAGAAAATAAGAGTACAATCCAAAAACCTGAACACGTTACACCTGAAATAAGATCAGGAGATTTGTTAACTATTATTACTGATTCAAAGAAAACAATATCTGAAATAATTGGTGTACCTGAATCTGGTTTAATATTCCAAAGTAACGCACAACAAACAGCTACAGAAGTAATTGCTCGTTCTAAATCTACAGTAAATAACATATCTCATTATTACCAGCATCTAAAATCATCTATCAGACAACTAACTACGGTTATGGTAGAAATATTGTGTGAGTACAATCAAATAGAAAACACATTCACTGTTGATGTTACTGAAGGTCCTGAAATATTGTTGCAGAAAGAAAATCTAAGACAGCAATTAGTAGCTACTTCTTCATTTGTACCTGAAGTTGCTAAACCTTTAATCATGGCTGAAATAATCAGGACGTTAGACTTTCCTAATTCTGAAGCAGTTGCAGACGCTGTTCTACAAACTCTACCAGAAAACATACGTCCTACAAATAAAAATGTTGCTTCACTTCAAACTAATCTACTCGAAGTAACTAATCAGAATAAACAGTTAGTAGAACAATTACAACAAGCTATGGATAAAACTAAGCAGTTGCAACAATCTATTGACCTTGATGTTGTTGGTCAACAAAACCAAAGGGCTATGCTTAAAGAACAACATGATAATGCAATTAAGTTGAAACTACTTGACATGGATATTGAAAGTAAAAAGATGCAACAAGACTTAATGTTAAAGTTAGCAGAAGCAAGTAGTGATAACAAGGTTGCAATAACTAAAGCCCTTCAGGATCAACAAAAGATTGATATAGAAAACAGAAAACTATTACTAGATGAGCTTGAAGCATCTAGAAATTCACAACCCGGTGTAGTTTTCCGCAGGTAGTTAATATTTTTATTAGAAACAATAAATGAGGTAGAGAAATGAACGGAATTGAATTAGAACAGAACAATAACACAGTTACCCCACAACCACAACCTGCTAAATCAGCAGAAGTGAGTAAACCCTCTGATGAATCTTTCAGAAGAGTGATGGATAAATACAATCCTAATAAAAATATTAGAGATGCTGCTAATAAACCTAAAGAAGTTATTCCTGTTGTTGATAATAAAGACACTAAGGAAAATAATTATTTAGATAAAAGAGCAGTTCAGAAAATGATGCAGGATAGATTAGCAAGACAAGGTAAATCCTTTGAGCAAAGACTTGCAGCTTATCAAAAACGAATTGAAGAACTTGAAGCTAAAACAAAAGAACCTGAAGTAGAATTAACTAGAGAAGATTTCGCTAGTAAACAGGAGTATGAAAATTATTTAGCAGAACAAGGTGTTAAACAAGTTAGAGACATAGCTAAAGAAACTATCACACAAGAACTAACTCAAAAAGAACTAAAGCAAAAAGAAATTGAAGAACAAAAAGAATTTGCAAATAATGTTCAAAAGCAAGTTAAGATTCTTTTCCCTGATGAAAGTAAAAGGAAGGAAGCAGTAACTACTATTCAAAGTTGGAAAGAAGATTTGGAAGTAGAAGACTTTCTTGAAACAAAACATGGTGAAATATTTAATGAAGTTATTTCAGAATCACCTATCGGTGTTCTTATTGCACACACGGTAGCGAAAACATACAAATCTGGTTCAGTAGAGAATTGGGTAAAGAACGATCCGGAAACTTTCCGTGCTAAATTGAAAACAATAGAGGCTAGTCTAATTAATAAAATTAGAGGAGCCAACAAAAAGCCTGCTGAGGTTGTTAACCAAGAAGCAGTGAATAAAAACACACGAGTTCTTCCTAACACTGGTAGAATAAGTGCTTCTGGTAAATCAATCTCGAATGACCCTCGTGATGTATTGCGAAGGGTATTCCCAAATAAGTACAAATAATGTACAAAGGATAATATTATGGCTCTCGTTACTAGCGAAATGCTTGCTGTGCAGGCTCAGGCTACAGAATACAAACTTCCTGAATTGGAAATTTCTGCTCGTGCCGCTAAACCTATTGAAGGATCTAAATCTAGTGGACAGATTGACGTTGTTCTTGTTGATCCAGGTACTGCATACCGATCATCTGGTACAACTCTCAAGGACATCACAGGTCTAACAAATGCTGGTACACAGAATAAACGTTCAATGACTATTAAATCGGTTACTACCCCTGCCGAAATTGGTTCTTTGCAACGTGTAACCGATATTGAAAGTTTCACTAAAGAATTTGCAGAACCTCGTGCTAATACCATGAAGGCTGAAATTCATAATGACATTATGGAATCCATGATGTTTGGTGTTAACAGCGCACAGGTTGTAAATTCCTCTTTCGGAATTGAACACCTTGGTGTTGCTTCTGGTATGCTCGGTGAACTTAGCGTAACTGATTTGTTTGGGTTTATGTCTCCTACCACGGAAACTAAACTTGGAACAGACGCTATCAAGAATTACTTCCTTCCTCCTATGATCTCTGAAGCAATGTACCAAGAAGCAAAGATTGGTAAATATCAGGGTATCACTTGGGAACGTTGTAAGATGCCACAAGTAGCAATTGCTTCTGCAAACGTTATCGCTGCTGATTGGGTTATTGCAACTGGTGGTGTTTCTGCAACTACTGGTGAAATAACTATTGATGATGGTGCTTCTTCAAGTACGATCGGTACGTCTACAGTTATCAAAGCAGGATCTACATTTACTTTCGCTGGTGTGTATGCTCTGGATCAGCAGAATAAAACACTTCCTTATTTGAAGACGTTCGTTGTGCAAGAAGACGCTACCGGAGTGGTTGGTGGTACTGTTACTGTTAAGGTTGGACAGATGATTATCACTGGTGGTGGAGCAAACGTGTCTAAACTTCCAGTTGCTACTGACGTTCCTATTCCTGGTGTTGGTGCTTCTGTTGGTACATACTCTGTTCTTATCGCTACACAAAGAGACAATCTTCTTTTCGAACCTGTCAAATTGAATAATGAAGGTTTCCAAGAAGCTTCTGAAGGTGCGTCAGATACAGGTAGCATTCTAGTATCTTCTATTGTGGTACCTGACGGTAATGCAAGAACTGCTATTTATCGTTTTGATTCTGCATACGTTACTGGAATTATCGACAGTAAACTTGCAACGTCTATTTACGTTAAACAGTAATAGTTAAATTTGTGAGACCTACCCTCACAAAAAACAAGGTGGTGATGATTCTACTTTTAGTAGTTTTGTCACCACCTATTTTTGTTTATTTTGGCATATTTTTATGTTTTATGTATGATATGTGCTAAATCTTAGCGAGATGCCATTCTAGCGTCTAAAACCTATCAAATTCATTAAGGAATTTAACATCTATTTTTAACAATTAGAGGATTAGAATGACTATTAGAGAACTAATTTACGACATCAATCAAGAAATAGGGTTAATCAATTCTGGTGACCAGGTAGCAGACGATAATACCAACTATTTAACACTTAAACTTATTAACCGAGTAATAGCTTCATTTAATCTTCAAGGGTACCTTAAATACAATAATCAAACTATTACTTTAACTACAGTAGGATCAAGATATTTAATATCCACTAACCCAGTAGCTATTAATTACGTTTACTATTCTTCAGGTTCAAATAACCTAGGTCTAGATGAATGCTCACCTAATAACATTTTTCAATATCACACTTCAGGAACTACACCAACTCATTTTGCATACATGCGTGGTGTTGTTGAGGATGATGCAATGTTTGGTGAAGTACTAATAAATGTAGACAGTAGTCAATATGAATTGAAAGCAGTAATATCAAACGAAATACCTGCATACACTACTAATGATACAATACTTATTCCAAATGAATATCTAGAATTGATTCTAGCAGACGTTCAATACAGACTACTATCAGACGCAGACGCTAGTGAAACTTTAGTAGCTAGAAAATTAGATGAACTAAATAAAATAAAATATGCTATTAAGAGATCAAACTTTAAACCTATCACATACAGCAATTATGGAATGTCTGCTAAGGATCGTTGTTTATCAGGAGTAGGTAGAATATGAGTTCAGAAATACTATTAAATTCATTTACAGGTGGAACTAGTAAGTACAAAGATGCTGGATTTATTTCTAACGAGGAATGCATAAATCAATTTCAAGAAACAGTAGTTGAAACAGACACATACACTAACAAAATACTTAGATCAATTGAAGGTAGTACACTAGCATTACGATTGTTAAATAACTTATCAGTAGAATTTGGTGGATGTAGAGGTTTGTACGTTGCTAAAACTTCTCCACTTACATCACATGAAGAAGGTGGAGAATTATTGTATGCAGTGTTTGGAGAATATCTATTTAGAATTTATTCAGATTATTCATACTTTAATTTAGGTTCAATTTCTAACAATGATGAGCCGGTTGACTTTGCAGAAACAGGTGGAGAACCTGCATATTTATGTATTTGTTCAAACTATCAAATATTATCAGTAGGATTAGAAGATGAGGATTATTTAGCTGTTTTAGAATATCTACCATTACCAATAAGAACAGGAACAGTAGACACAGTAATAAGACCTACTACTATTTGCAATCTAAATTATCGAATAGTTTGCAACGATCATCAACACGACTATTTTTATTATTCAAATCTAGGTAAACCAAATGGAGTTGATAACGAACACGCTTTTTATCAACTAAAGACTAGATACAAATACACAAAGACGGATGGTTCATTTGTTACTTATGATGATAATCAATATTACGCACCTACAGAAGATTCATACATAGAAGGTACACTAGAATCTGAAGAAAACTGGTTTGGGGCATTGTGCTTTCAAAAAGCAGAATTTGCATCAGACATAATTACAGGAATTAGATCAGCAGACGATTACTTAGCAATATTAGGAACTGCATCATTACAAATATACGTTTGGCAAGACAATGAATACAACCCATTTATTACTACCACTAAAACTACAGAAGTAGGATGTAAGTACATAAAGAGTGCAGTTAACGTTGGTGGTAAAATAGTGTTTCTAGCTAGTAGTAAAACTGGTGAAAACTCTATTTATTCTGTAGATAGTTCTGGTGTAAATAGAGTATCTAAATCAGCACCTTGGTTAGAGAATACATTATCTAGAATGTCTGTTAAATCAGATGCATTTGCATATTCGTACACTAAAGATGGACATCAATTCTACATAATAAGTTTCCCTACTGAAAATAAAACATATTGCTATGATTTTTCTGAAGACGAATGGCATTTAAGATCAACTAGAAATAGTAAGAATGTTTTATCAATTTGGTATCCTTCATTTTCTGTTAGGTGTTATGGTAAGATTTATCTAGCATCATACTATGAAAGTAAACTTCTTTATTTAGATGAAACTAAGTACACTGATTACAATGGTAAGATGATTCAAAGAGAAAGAACTACAGGTATTACAATAAACAATTTTAACAACGTAATAATTAGATCGTTAGAATTGATTTGTAATTCTGGTACTACTCCTATATTACAAACATACGATAGTGAAGGTAAACCATTAAGTACAGAAGGATACAAACCAAAAGTAATTCTTCAAACATCATTTGATGGTGGACAAACATGGGGAACAGAAAGATGGTCTGAATTAGGAAGACAAGGACAATATGATTATCGTGTAAGATGGAATACTTTAGGTGTTGGAAGAAAGATAGCATTCAAAGTTATTGTTACTGACCCTTGCCCTTGGATAATTGGTTCAGCAAAACTAACATTTACTAAATGTGGTAAATAATGGAAACAGAAGCAAGTAATAGTCAAATTGATTCGTCAACTTATCTACCATTAATAATGGTTAAGAATGGGTTGATGGCTAATTTATTTTCAAACGGAATATTAGATTCATCTCAAGTTAAGAATTTAATATTACCTAAAGCTATTTACCCATATCTATTAAAGGTTACGATATTTACTAAACAATCTACTTCAGTAAATGGAGCATACAAGTATTCATCAGTAAAGTATTACAACATTTCACCTTTACAAACATCAGTAGATATTAGTTCTAACGGACTAGCATTCTATGAAGCAAATTTAACAATAAAACAATGAGGAATTTATGGCAGCAGGATTTTCATTACCAGATCTAGTTGGGGGAATAACAGGTGCACTAGGAACAATTACGGACGCTGTAGGACTAAGTAATAATGCTGAAAAAGAAGCTGCCTATGATAATGCTGGTAGCACATATCAGGGTATTTTAGATAGTTCGGATGAAGCTTACGCTGATATATTAAAACGAATAGCAGAAAGTGGAACAGACATAACTAGTTTACTAGGTGGAGATTCTACTATTTCTGATTATCTAGCCTCAATTAAGGAGAATGCTAATAAAGATTATTCAGTAGACAGCTCTAAATTATCAGATTATGAATTTGATAAGACTGTTTCTGATTATCTAAACCCTAACGCTGATTACTTAGTAGACAAGGCTGTTAATTCTGCACAAAATACTTTAGCAGGTCAAGGAAACTTATTTTCTGGTGGAATAGGTCAATTAGCTGCCGACACAAGTGCAGACGTTGGTGCTGAACTTCTTAAAGAGGCACAGGATACATTCAATCAAGAAAAAACATTTGATTATGGTACAGTTAAGGATGCTCTTAATTTAGACACTACTAACGCCGCTAATCAAATGCAACAAGATACTAACTACGCAAGTAACCTTGGTAATTTATCTAGTTCTATTATTGACACTAAGAATGCTACCTCAGATAATACTATTAATGCACTTCTTTCTAAACTAGGAAATGATACAGACATTCAACAAGCTTTAGCACAGTTAGGAATTACAGAAGCTGCTGACTTTTCAAGCATTGCCTCAGATCTAACAGGAGGACTTCTTTAATGGCTATTAATTTTCAAAACTACAGATTCACTAATCAAATTGACACTAGTCCTTTAGCAGAGAATACTAAAAGAACAAGTGAAGGTATTAGTAACATAGCTAGATTAGGTAAGCAAATATTTACTTCTGTTAGAGATTCTAATAATAAAAAGAAGTTTTTAGATTTAGTTGCTAGTAGTGATTCAGCAATTCTAGAAAAGAAACAGGAGAAACAAGAGATTGAAACTAGAATAAAAGAACTTAAAGATACTTTAGCTAGTAAGGAAACAGAACTAAAGGGATTATCACCAGTGGTAGAAGATTCAGATAATACTA